CTATAGTGTAAGTGAATTTATGTCTTTATATACTAAATATGTTGATAAAAATCTTCATAAATTGTTTCCTAAAGAAATAGATGCTAAAACAGCCGATGCTATAATTGAATTATTTCGTAAATGTGAATCATTAGATATATTTAATAAGAAAGCTTTATATATCTACATTAGAGAGATGATTGATGTAGATACGCCTCAAATAACTAAAATTATTAAGAAGCTTAAAACTATATACGTTGAATTATATAATAAATATTACGAGGATAACTACATTAATGTATAATTTTTGTTAATTTTTATATTTATAATAAAATAAATTTATATGGATTTTGATAAAACTATATGGGGTAATAAGAAATTCTCCGATTTGTTAAAAGATATTTATGCCAATTCTAAAGAAAAGGAAAAACAAATCAAAGAACTAATAGGTACCCTAAAGCCATTTATTACAGATAACCACTCGGCTCTTACTATAGTTCCATTAATTGCAAATTACCTTAACATTAGTGTTAAAAATGATGAACAATTGATTAAACTAGCTAGTATAGTTCAACGTGCTGCTTCATTAGGTGAAGGAGATAATGTGGGTGGGTTTATACTAAGTGAAGCGGAGAAAGAACAATTATTTTCTGCTGTTAATGAAATAGGTAATGGTGTAGAAGGACCAACTAAAGAGTAACATATGACTAGAGTTAGAACCGGTTTATCTAATATTACGGCCAATATGGGCTTTAATAATTATACTACTCCTCAAGGATATAAAGTAGGAAAAGTATATGCTGTTATATTAAATGAACAGAGCGTTCCTCAACAAGTATGGATTGATAATGGAGGATGGGCTGGTGTTGGTACTATTTTATATGCTGAATATAGAGAAGATGTAGAATTACCTTTAGAAGCATTAACAGATCAACAATTAATAGAGCTCCCTACAGCTTTACCTTTGTATCCCAACCAGAAATACTTTCCATTACCAGGTGAGATTGTAATTTTAATGGATTTACCTTCTGCTCCTTCTCCAATTACTAATAAAACCGAAGAAAGTTATTATGTAAGTGTTATTAATGCATGGAATAGTCCCCAATTCAATGGTTTATTTTTAAATGAAGACAAAGAAGTATTATATAATTCATTTACCCAAAACTCAGATTTTAGAGGATTACAAACATTTGAAGGTGATTATTTACTAGAAGGTAGATTTGGAAATTCTATCCGTTTTGGTAGTACTAATAGAGCAGGTAGTCAAGATTTATCCCCTTGGTCTACTAACCCTAATGAATTAGAAAATAATCCTATTACATTAATAACTAATCAACATAATTCTAAATTACCAAATTCAGATTTATATGTTGAAAACATTAATAAAGATGGTGCTTCTGTTTATTTAACATCAAACCAATCTATACCTTTAGATACAGGTAACATATCATTTAGTAATATTACTAACCCTATTAATGTTAAAGATTATACAGATCCTCAAGTTATAATAAATGCTGATAGGACTATCATATCTTCTAAATCAGATGAGGTTTTAATATTAGGTAAAACTGGGGTTGAAGCTTATTCTCAAGGTCCTATTTACTTACAAAGTGATAAGGTAGGAATTACTTTACAGGATAATCAAATATTTTTAGGTCCATATAATAACAATACATCTATTCCTGAACCTATAGTATTAGGAGGTACTTTAAATTCATGGTTGTCAGGTTTAATCTTAGCTTTAAGTGATTTTTCATCTAATATAGCTGGTACAACATCACAGCCTGAAGGTACACCATTGTTAACTATTAATGATGCTTCTATTATTCTGCAAGATAAATTACAGATATTAAATAAAACATTACTTAACGAGAAATTACTTTCAAAAACTACTAATACAATATAATGGCTGAGGTTAGTACTAAAGATAAAATAAAAGCTGCTAAAAAAGCCCTTGATGAATCTAAAAAAATATATCAAGATGCTCAAAACCAGTATGCTAAAGCAGAAGCGTTATATAATAAAGCTAAAGTACAAGCTAATGCTATCAAATCATTATCGTCAACATCTTTATCTATTGGGGCATTATCACCAACAGCTATAGCGGCCTTAGGAACGGCAGCTATAACAGCATTAGCTAATAATATAACCCCAGAACAACGAGCTAAAACAATAAATGATAAGAAAGAGGCTGTTAGAAAGATAGAAAGAAAAGCAGAACAAGAATTAGAAAAAGCTAAAGCGGCTGTTGAGGGTGCCAGAAAACGAGTTGAAATAATTCAAGAACAACTTGGTGTATTAATAACACAACGTTCATTAAAAGATAAAACAGATAAAGAAAAAAGAAAAAACAGAACAAAAGTAGCAGCTGACGATAAAAAAATAAAAGCAAATAAAGCTAAAATCAAAAAAGTTTTAAAACAAATAATAAAATCATCAGGCCCAGCAGCTATAATACTTGTTTTTGGAAGAATATTAAGTAATCAAGTTAATAGATTATCTCAAACCATTTCTAAATTAAATGAGTTAGTAGATAAAACTAATGAGATTATCAGAAATGCAAATACTAAAGCTGATTTAGCAAAAGCTAAAGTAGCTAGAGATGCTGCTTTAGTATCATTAAAATCTGCTGAAGATCAGATTAAAAATTTCAGTAACACTATTAGATCTATAAGTACTACATTAACAATATTATCATTAACAATATCTGTATTAACTGCTATACCTTATACACCATATCAGATATCACCTATTGGTATAAGAACAACAAGAACTATAGCAAAGTATGCTCCAATAGTAATATCTCTTAATATATTATTACAAATTGCTTTAAATACATTAAGTAGATTAACAGCTACTGTTCAATATGAACGTTCTAGATTACTTCCTTTAAAAGTTTTAGATGATGATTTAACACCTCAAGAAGTAAGAGATTTATTAGAGTCACCAGGGATTGGTTTAGATGGAGGATTAGGTCCTGTTGTGGGGGTTGAATATAAAGGATTTACATTCTCAATATTAGAAGAAGATAATCCTAAATTTGTAGTAGCAGGTAATAAACGTAGATATGCGGTAGCATTAGATAGAAGTGGTTTTATAGTTTTACAATCAGAACCATCATTTACATTAGACCCTGAAGTACTAATTGAAGAATTAAGATTAGAAATTGACAAACGAAGACTTGAAGCTTAATATTTATTGATATGAAAACATTAGAATTAAAAAAATTAATTAAAGAAGCCGTAAGAGAGGTTTTAAAAGAAGAATTAGCTGAATTAGGTAAGCAAAAAATTAATGAATCTATTTCACATGGTTTACCTTATAATCCACCGCCTGCATCTAATACTAATGAAGCATGGCCTACTATGAATTTTAATACTAGTAACACAAACCCTGCTTTACGAAATAGTTTAATGGAAAAAATGGGGATAGCAGACGCTATGAAACCCGAAGCGCCTAAAACATTTGCTGAAAAGCAAAATGCCTATTCAGATCTATTATCTCAAGTAGCATCAGAAATGAGAAACAACCCAGCTGATTTGAATAATTTTAGAAATGTACAGTAATGGCTTACGTTAGAAGTACTAGAGTTGACCCAAGAGATTTTCAAGTCAATACCGCTATTGGTGTTGGTTTGCCATTTAGTGCTCCTGGGGTTTTTAATAGTATATATTCTACAAGGGAGCAAATAAAATTTAATGTAATTAATTTAGTATTAACCTCTAAAGGAGAAAGAATAGAAAATCCAAATTTTGGTACTACTTTACGAAGTCAAATATTTGGACAATTAACTGAAGATACCTTAAATAATGTTAGACAAGATATAATTAGTAGTATATCAACATACATACCAGAAGTATCTATCCAAAATATTGAATTGTTAATAGAACCTAATGAAGTATCTAATACATTATTAGTAAAAATAACATACATAATACTTCTATCAGGAGAAACCGATAATATAATAGTTAACTTTGTATAATGGCCGAACAAAAAAACATATCTTATTTAAATAAGAATTTCCTTCAATATAAAGCATCTCTTATAGAGTTTGCTAAAAATTATTTTCCCAACACATATACAGACTTTTCAGAAGCATCACCTGGTACGATGTTTATTGAAATGGCTTCATATGTTGGAGATGTATTATCATTTTATACAGATACTCAAATACAAGAAAATTTTGTATTAACGGCTAAAGAAAAGGAAAATTTATTAAATATGGCGTATTCTTTAGGATATCGTCCTAAATCGTCATATGCAGCTGTTACTACAATTGATTTTTACCAAAGAGTTCCCATAGTAGGAGGACAACCAGATTTAGATTATGCTTTAATAATCCCAGAAAATATATCATTACGTTCAGTAAGTAATAATACAAATTTTATAACATTAGACCCAGTTGATTTCTCTAATACAGGTTCATTAGAAATAACATTATATGATTCTAATA